CCATCTCCATAATTCAACAAGTATCCTGTATATCCTTCTCGTTCAGGACGATTTGTAACTTCGTCAGCAGTGTTACTAATATTGCTTGCTTCTAAGTCTTCTTGGTCTGCTGTTTTAAGAGCAATAGTACCATCATCATTAGTTGCTACTGTATAATAATGACTAGTCTCAAATCCTGACTTGGGTGAATCTGCTTCTGCTTGTGCAACTACAGCATTTGAAATTTGCATTTCTTTTTCATATGTTGAAAGTACATCACGGAGCGTAGTATCTGATCCTTCAGTTGCTGGAAGGTCGAGTATTTCTGCGTATTCTTGGCCGTCGTATATTTGCTTTAATTTAAGTCTGTATAAGTGCGGATACCAAGTATGACTAAATCCTTCTGCTGCACGATTAACATCTTCAACAACATAAAAACGTTTTAGTGCCATGTCATAATCATTTAGTGCATACTCGTCTTTTAAGTGAGGAAGTTCTATAACATCACCACTCATAATTTTTCTACCTAATGTTTTGACACTACTTCTAATATGTATAGTCATAAACAGTGTATCATTGCTTAAAAATAAACCAAACTGACTTAGATCAAAATCAATGTCTTGGACATTATATATTGCTCGCATAGTATAGATGTCTGGATCATACTTGCGATCTCTGTTTTCAAGAAATAACAAATCTTGTATATTAGTTTCTTTTACAGCATCATATGTTGGCTGATCAGCAGTTCCTTCACCTTCTGCAGGATTTTCAGGACCTATGTATTTGTGTATGTTAATATCAGTGCCGCCAACCTGAAACATTTCCCCAATTTGTCTATCTAGGAATTCGTAATCGTTACCGCGCTCTGGTTTATATAAACTTAATCTTGGCATATACATATTTATCGTTAGATAAATACTACGACGGAGAAACCTAAATGGCAAATATATCAACACAGAAACAAGAAATATACGATTATGTTTACGCTATGCTCGGCGGAGGCATGGTTGATGTAGAACTTGATCCTGTACACTACGAAACTGCTTTAAACAAAGCACTTACAAGATTTAGACAACGCAGTGATAATAGTGTTGAAGAATCTTATATGTTTATGCCAACCGTTATTGATCAAAACGAATATACACTACCAAAAGAAGTAGTAGAAGTTCGTAAATTATTTCGCAGATCAATCGGTTCACGCAGCGGCGGCGGCGATGGCGGCACATTGTTTGAACCGTTCAACCTTGCTTATACTAATACGTATTTGTTAGCAAGTTCAAATTTAGGTGGACTAGCAACATACGATTTCTTTAGCCAATACCAAGAACTTGTAGGACGTATGTTTGGTTCGTTTATTGAATTCAAATGGAATACTACAAGTAAAAAATTAACTCTACTACAGCGTCCTAGAGCAGAAGAAAATTTATTATTGTACTGTTACAACTACCGTCCAGATGAACAACTATTAGAAGATTATCTAGCAGTACAATGGATTAAAGATTATACACTTGCTAGTTGTAAGTTTATGCTAGGTGAAGCACGAAGCAAGTTTGCTACTATTGCTGGTCCACAAGGCGGATCGACACTTAACGGTGATGCACTAAAAGCCGAAGCACAAGCTGAAATGGAAAAGTTAGAAGCAGAAGTATCTCAAGCAGTTGCAGGCGGCACAGGATACGGATTTTTAATTGGCTAATAAAAGATTATTTTTAAATGTTTCGTCTGCACTAGAAATACCAGGCGCAACTTCCCCAAAACAACATACTGCTTATAAATCTTTAGTATCACAATTACCTAATTCACCTCGAATTTTAGAAATTGGTTGCGGCTACGGAAGAAGTACTTGGGCCTGGTTAGATGTACTTCCTAAAAATACTTCGTATTATGTTCTTGATAATTTTAAGTTACGATACCACACTTTAGTAACATGGTCTAGTAGCTTTGCTAAAAGGGCAATTAAATTAAAAATGTCGCAACGAGAAATATTTGATACTGTTATTAAAAGACATCCCAATGAATCTATTATTAAGCAAGTATGGCACATGGAAGGTAGAGATTGGATTCAAAGTAAATATTTTACTAACGAATGGGATTTAGTATATCTTGACGACGACCACACGTATTATGCTGTAAAAACTTGGTTAAAAAATTTTAATAAAGTATCAATTGTATGCGGCGACGACTATTGTAGTGATTGGGCAGGCGTAATGAACGCTGTAGATGAATATAGTATTAGTAATTTGTGTACTAAAGAAATTATGCCTGGAAATTTCTTTGTTATAAAAAATACTTGACAACTTACTAATTTTTCTGTATAATATATAGAAATAATAGGAGTTCTATATGTTACCTAAACTACTTGTAGTTGGACATGGCAGACACGGCAAAGACACTGTTTGTGAATTATTAGAAAAATACGGCTACACATTTCAATCTAGTTCTAAGTTCTGTTCAGAACTTTTTATATTCAATGATTTAAAAGACAAGTACGGTTATGCAGACGAAGAAGAGTGTTATGCAGATCGTCATAATCATCGCACAGAGTGGTACAACATGATACACGATTACTGTAAAGATGATCTAGCACGTCTTGGGCGTAACTTGTTTGCACAAAACAATATCTATTGCGGTTTGCGCAACAAGCGAGAATTCTTTGCAATGCAAAATGAAGAAATCTTTGACTATGCTATTTGGGTAGATCGTACAGATCATTTGCCTACTGAAGATCCTAGCTCAATGAGTATAGAACAATGGATGTGTGATTACACTATTGATAACAATGGTTCGCTAGAACGTTTAGAAAGAAATGTAGATATTCTTATTAAGACAATATTTAAAAATCAGGGCGTAAATCACCCTGCTTCCACCGTCCGCCAGCTTTCTGAATTAATCGCTGACAGTTTGCACAAATAGTTTTTAAATTATTAGGACGGCAGTTGTTTAAATCACCGTCTATATGAAACACATTAAATTGTTCTTCATGCTTTGATTTAAAACCGCACTTTTCACATTGAGTTTTCTTTTCGTAACCTCGTTGCCGCCATTTAGGTATACCGTGTCCCGCACCATTGCGTAAACAGGTTTCACAGAGCTTACGATAATAAGTTCTGTTTCCTTTTTTATAATTTATAGCAGCAGGACGTTCACCACAAACACATAAAGGTCTCATATTGTATTTACCTCACCTTTTCGGTCCCTTTTTTTGGGTGTTTAAAAGCTAGTTTTCTTTTTATTATACTAAATACAAGCATAGTACAGAATACATTACTACTATCTTAGGAGAAAGAATATGGCATTAGTATCACCAGGCGTAGAAGTCAAAGTAATTGACGAATCATTCTACACCCCAGCAGCAGCTGGTACTGTACCTATGATCTTTGTGGCATCAGCTGAAAATAAAACTTCAAGCAGTGGCGCAGGAACAGCGGTAGGTACGTTAAAGGCAAACGCTGGTAAACCTTACTTAATCACCAGCCAACGTGAGCTTGGTGAAACATTTGGCGATCCATTATTTTATTCCGATAATAACGGAAATATGATACATGGGGGCGAATTAAACGAATACGGTCTACAAACTGCATACTCATTACTTGGCGTAACAAACCGTGTATATGTATGTAGAGCAGATCTTGATTTAAGCAAACTACAAGCAAGTGCAACTGCACCAGGCGGCGAACCATCTGATGGCGCATACTGGTTTGATACACAAGTAACCGATTTTGGTGTACTTGAGTGGAACGGCGCAGCACTAACTACTTCGGGCGGGCAGAGCTTTAGTTCTGTTACACCAATTGTTATTACCGAAGTAAACGATGTAACTGGTTCAGCTACATCACCAGGAGCACCAAAAGAAGCAGTAGGTGCTATTGGAGATTATGCAGTAGTTGCTATTACTACATTAAACACACTATGGTATAAAAATAGTGCAGGTACTTGGGTAGGAGTAGGCGACGATGATTGGCGTTCTAGTTGGGCAGCAGTTAAAGGAACAGCAGCTAATCCAGCATTAACCAATGGCCACTCAATTACACTAGACGGATCTGCACCAATTGCAATTAACGGCACAGGTGTAGCAGATATAGCATCTGCTATTAATGGCGCAGGCGTAACAGGTGTAAGTGCAGCAGCAGTTGACGGAAGATTAGAAATTTATACTTCTAATGACTCTGTCGTTGTTGCAAACAGTACAGGCACATTGTTAACTGACTTAGGAATTATTGCAGGTACATATGCATCACCAACAGTTGCAATTGCACCACATACATTAATTCCTGAATTTAAGTCAGGAGACACTACACCACGTCCAACTGGTTCTATTTGGTTAAAAACTACAGAACCAAATGGCGGTGCAAACTTCCGTATTAAAATTTATAATGGTGACACACAGTTATGGGATACTGTTACTGCTCCGATTTATCAGTCTAATGAACAAGCAATTTATAACTTAGACAAAGCAGGTGGCGGAGCAAATCTAATAACAGGCGATGTTTATGTTAGAGCAAATGTTGAACAAGATGCACAAAAGCTAGGTACATGGAAAATATTCCGTCGTAAAACTAACGGTGCAACTATTATTACTTCACCAAAAGTTACTAGCGGAACATTACAAGCTGCAAGCGATGTTGATTTTACTATTGACGAAACTAAAGTAAACAGCATGATTTACACAGGAAGTCCTAAAACTGTAACATTTACAGCTACAGGTACATCAACGGACGCAGATGCACTAGCAGGCGCAATTAATGCAGCTGGTTTAACTAACGTCCTTGCAAGTGTTGATGGACAAAATCGTGTTGTAATTAGACATAAACTAGGCGGTGAAATTAAAATTGTAGATACAAACGGATCATTTACTGAAATGGGTTTTGTTCCATACGATTCAGCAAATCCACAAGGTACAACGCCAAATTTATATTATGCACCAGGAACTACATCAGGAGATAATCCTGCACAGTATGTTGCAAGTAACTGGCAAGTCCTAACTTACACAGCAAGCGAAGATGAGCCACTAGAGCTTACAGCAGACGGCGAACTATGGTATAGTTCAGTTGTAGATGAAGTTGATATCATGATTCACAATGGTGATGATTGGGTAGGTTATAAAAACTTTAGTTTAGATTATAACAATACCAACGATAGAGGACCACAAGTGACTGCAACAGCTCCAACTGTTCAAGACAACGGTGATCCGTTAGTTGACGGAGATCTTTGGGTTGATACTTCGGATTTAGAAAACTTCCCAACAGTACATCGTTACAACGGTACATTAGCAAGTTGGATTGAAATTGATTCATCAGATCAAACTACTGAAAATGGTATTTTGTTTGCAGATGCACGTTGGAGTGATGCAGGATCAAACTCAGCAGCAGCTGATATTGACGAACTGTTAACAAGTAACTATAAAGATCCAGATGCTCCAGATCCGGCACTATATCCGAAAGGTATGTTGCTATGGAATCTAAGACGTTCAGGATTTAATGTTAAGCGTTTTGAGCGTAACTACATTGATGTTGATGGTGATAACATTAGATTCCCTGTAACATCAGTTCTAGGTTCAGATGTTTATGACTTTGTATCAGGCGATGATCAATCAATGGATGGATATTATCCACACCGTTGGGTTACTGATTCAGGCAACTATGAAGATGGATCAGGCACATTTGGACGCCATGCGCAACGTAAGTCAGTAATACAAGCACTACAAGCCGAAGTTAACGGTAACTTAGATGTACGTGATGAAGAATCGCGTCAATTTAACTTGATTGCTACACCAGGTTATCCAGAACTAATTGGTGAAATGATCACACTAAACTATGATAGACGCTTAACAGCATTTGTTGTAGGTGATTCACCAGCTAGACTAACACCAGATGCAACTTCATTAAATGAATGGGCGTCTAACGTAAGACTAGCAGTTGAAGATAATGACGATGGCGCAGTTAGTTTCGACGAGTACATGGGCATGTATTATCCATGGGGATTCACAAGTGACAATGCAGGTAACAACATTGTTGTTCCTCCAAGTCATATGGCACTACGTACACTAGTACTAAATGACCAAGTGGCATTCCCCTGGTTTGCACCAGCAGGTACAAGACGCGGCGGTGTTACAAACGCAACAGCATCTGGTTATATTAACTCAGAAGGCGAATTTGTTTCAGTAGCACTAAACACTGGACAACGTGATACACTATACACTAACAACATTAACCCAATCACATTTATTAGTGGTGCAGGTTTAGTTGTATTTGGTCAGAAGACTCGCGCAAGAAATGCTTCTGCACTAGATCGTATTAACGTAGCACGTCTAGTTGTTTACATGCGTGGCCAGCTAGAGAAATTGGCAAGACCATATCTATTTGAGCCAAACGATAAGATCACACGTGAT